ATCTAACTAATAGTTAAGCGGTAAGCACTTCACCGCTATAAAAATACATAACTGTCGGCTGGGTGCTTATCCGACTTAAACGCGAGTTAGATTGGGGAATTGCGATGAAGATTACAGTTAAAGTTGCGACGACAGAAACGGTAAGTGAAAGTGTGCATTTTGATGAAAATGCTTTGCTTGCGCTTGAGAATACCTCAGTGGGAACGCCTGTGATAGAAAACTTTGATTTTGATAAAAAAGTTGGGGTTGTTTTGTCTGCAAAACTGCAAGAAGATGGCCTTTTTGTTGAGTGCGAGATAGAAGAAGAAGTTTTGGATAAACTGAAGCCCTTAAAAGTTTATTTAGCTCCAGCATTTACACTACCCGATTTTAAATGCTTTGGCTTTGGATTGACGACAAACCCTGCTGACATTACTTTGCCGCATATTGAAATCTAACTATTGCAATAAGAGGCGATGCCCCACGCTGATATTTGCAAGTAAGAGTATGTCAAAAACATAGAAAAGTAAACAGTAGGCGGCTGGGGCATTGTCCTGCTTGATTGCGGAGTTAGATACGATGATTGAGTTATTGCATTGTGATTGCATGGAATACATGGCGACTGTGCCTGATAAGTATTTTGACTTGGCTATAGTCGACCCGCCTTATGGGATTGATGCTGCAAATATGCAGATGGGAAAAGGGGTTGGTACTCAGAGCAGGATATGGAACACGAAAAATTGGGATAGCAAAGCGCCAGAGCCTTTATATTTTGACGAATTGCAGCGAATAAGCAAAGCACAGATTATATGGGGAGCAAACCATTTTATTGATTCAATGTCGTTTGCTTGCAATTCCCCATGCTGGATTATTTGGGACAAAATGCAAGAATTCAGCGGCGCGACTTTTGAAATGGCATGGGCAAGTTTTAGCAGTCCAGCAAAAGCCTTTAGGATGGCTCGCTGTGAGGCGTATGTTGGGACTAACAAGATTCACCCAACACAAAAGCCAGTTAAATTGTACGAATGGCTTTTAACGAACTACGCCAAGAAAGGACAAAAGGTTTTTGATTCGCATCTTGGCTCTGCAAGTTCGGCGATTGCAGCCCACTATTTCGGCGTTGATTTCGTGGGCTGTGAGTTGGACAAAGACTATTTTGAAGCTGCAAAAGCTAGATTTGATATGGCCACTAAACAACTGGCTATGAGTATCTAACTGATTAAATTAAGCAGTAAAGCCAAGCAAAAGCAGCAACAAGATGTAGGCTGAGGCTTTATCTGCTTGAATGAGAGTTAGGCATATTGGAGATAACGATGAAACAGAAGGATGCAAAACTTAGAGTGTGCGCTTCATGTGAATGGATTTTTACTGATAAACGACATCCTAAGACAGATGGTTGCCCAAAATGTGGGTTTGCCCATTATGGGGCGCGGTATGTTTATGGTGACAAAGCATACCGCTACGCAATAACACAGAAGCCTTGGTTTGACAAAAAGATGAGCGACTATGCTTATAAGTTGAGCCAAGAAATTGATGCCTAACTCGTTTTAGACCCCATATTGACGTATAACTACGCTTTGCGATGTATGTTATACGTCATTTGACATTGCACAATGTCAGGGTTTGCATTGTTTGTCTTTTGGATTATCAATGCAGTATTTATATTGAGTCCAACCAAATGGGGCTTCTTTTTGTTCGCCCCATGTCGGGCGGTCATGTGATGCACAGCCTACCAACATCATAACTAAAACGAGATAGTGTACCATTTGCCATCCTCTCTCAAAGCCTTATCCCATGTATAGCCTAGTGCGCTTGGTGGCATTGGTGCGCTGTGGCGATTGTCTAACGCATACCACCCGTTATCAGTATCAACCAACAAAACGCAATGATAATCGCCTGTTTCAGTCCAACAACACGCTAAATGAATTTTATCAGCGTCCCATCCCTGTTCTAATAAATAAGCACGTTTCAACAGCGCGTAGTCTTCGCAGTCACCAAACTTATCAGGTAAGCACCAATGCTCAGGCTTGCCGTACTGCTCAAGGTCTGTTTTGTAGCTGATTGACGCATTGACTTGTGAGTTAATGCGTTCAGCTAGTGAGTAATTATTCACCGATAAACTCGGCAGGTATTTCGTCACCTTCTTCATAAATGACGTATTCAGTGCCGTTAAACACAATCAGCTTCGCATCGGACGGCATTGCTTCAGTCGGAGTGATAACGTCATTTACCACTGTAGCTGCAATAGTTTTCATTACACCACCTCAATAAATAAATCTTCTAACGTTAGTGTATCCCCAGCATCAGCTAACTGTCCTGTGATAGTTATGGTTGTTGCCGCAGTAGTGTCAACAGTCAGAACTGCAATTGAGCCGAACGATGAGCCAATACCCGCAACTAAGCCACTGCTACATTTTTGAGCTGACTCAGAGTTAATGTTTCTAATAATCACTAAACCGCTATTATTAGGGACACTCTGCGAAGTCATTGTTGAGCAAGTTGACCCGCTAAATATCGCCCGCAATGTTTTAATGTTAGCGTTATTTGTTGTTGACCAAAGAGGGTAAATTTTTAGTTTACCGTTTGCACCCAAAAGCCCAGCAGGAATTGTAATTGTTGCTAAAGTCACAGCGCTAGTTGAGGCAGTCAAAACTGGTACAGATAAAGAAAAAATCTTAATAGGATTCAGTCTTACCCATTTAGTGCCATTGCCACGCCACAGTGACCCGTTTTCACCAACGTCTGTGACGCAAATAATTTGACCAAGTGGAGCTGTGGCGGGTTTATTCGCCCATGTATAACTGATAATTTCAGGATTAAGCAACATTATATAATCACCCTTTAATAAGTAAATGGAGCTGTAGGCGGTGTAAAGTTGCCACTATAAACCGCTTCATTTCTAAATCTAAACTCGTCTTGGTAGCCGTTTAGTCCGTAGCCGATATTGCCAACCACATCAAGCGCTATACTAATATTGACTAAGCCGTGTGGTCTTAACAGTTTTGTGTTTGCTGTTATTGTTGATGTTGATGCTATACCATTCAAATATAACGTAATAACACCTTTATATCGAACCAATGCCCAATGTGTAAATTCAGTTAATGGCGTGGTCGTTTGATGATTAAACAATGCAAACGACTCGGCTGCAAAATGAATCCCCGCATATAAAAGTCGGTTTTTTAAATACACAGTCACAGGTAATGATGATGAATCACTATACAACATAAACAACCCGCGATGTTGTGCGCTAGATTCTGACTGATAAAACCAACCCTCAGCCGTCCAATCGCTATTCCCCAATGTAGCTAAAGAGCCTGACCACTCAATACCGTCTGAGCTACTAGCTAAACTACTGACACCAAACCGACTAAAGGCTGTAGCTAGTTTTGTTGTGCTTGGCGCGCCTGTTGTGTATGTGTGCGGTACAGGTGCGCTATCTGTAAAAGTGTTGCTACCATCTGCACCGTCAAAATGCAATAATGCTAATGTTAAAGACGGGTCAATCGGTGCATACTCCCAACAAGTAAACGCTTGGGCTGTTGTTGCGCCGATAACACTAATTGCAGTGACAGGGCAAACACTAGGCGACCAATAGCCACCACTTCGCACTTCGATAGAACCGCCACCTGCCGTTGCAGTACCAACAACATTAAGCCAAAGGCTGCCGCTTGAGTTGTTATAAAACTCAATACCTTGTCTTTTGCTATTAGCCTCCATTAACACTTGAGCAGTACCGCCTGTCGTAATTGTGCTACTTTCAGATGCAGGATTAGCCGCCGATTTTGTCGGAATTGGGTTTGAGTCGCTTATCAGTTCGCTACCCAATGAAATAGCAATCGGCGCAATAAGCGACAATGTGCCTTCACCGCTTGCTGTTTTTGCATAGAGTTGTAACCCTGTGTTTAAAATCGAATCAACCAAGCCGTCAACTCGAATATAATAGCCGTTTAAAATAGTCTCGATTGAATCGCCCGACTCAATCTCAAAACTGCCAACATCATCGGACGGCAAAGAGTCTGCAATTTTACAGGTGATTGTATTACCGCCCACCGATTGCATATAACCCGAAAAATCACCGCTAACGGCAGGATTATAAATTAACTGATAGGAATCAGTGACCGCATATAAATTTGACATAAAAACCTCTTTTTAAAAAATCAATCAAGATTAAAAACACACGTTTTAATCATACAACATCTTTGGTAATTTTTATTTCTTTAACGTAACCGTTTAACGGTTGCATAGTTGATGTACCCAAAACACCGACTTGTATTTCAGTGACATTGGGGACAATACTATCACTCCCAACAAAAGCATAAATATCGTCATTGTTTTTAACACTGTTTAAATACAGCTCAATATAATCGCCGTTTCTCAACGCCCTAAACGAATGCAACGTGTTAGCGTTTGGTGGCGTTTGATGTATGATCATTGCATAACCGCCACTTGATTTTGCAACTACAAACATTAACTTGCTGCCGAAATCAGCATCAACATAAACACTCGTTGTAAAAGCTCCACCGCCCGATACCCGTTGTCCTATAATGCCTTGATAGCCGCCAATTGACGCTAGTTCAAACTCACCACTAATCTCAAAGTCACCGATACCCCATTCGTACAAACCTGCAACTGGCTGATTAGCTTTAATGTGGTCTCCGCCAAAAAACGCGCCTGAATTGTTTTGAATTGTGGGGTTGCCGACTCTGGTAAACGCGGCATTGTATGCACTACTATCTGTAAACGTAGTAGAGCCGTTTGCACCCTCGAATTTGAGCCATAAAACAGTATTGTAATCAATCGGCGCGGCTGTCGCATTAAGCAAGGCTAACGGAAACATATTAACCCCCTAATACCGTCCATGTATTACTACCGCGATAGATTAGCGTTTTGATTTTAGCATTAGCACTAAACGCCAATGTACCGTTAATTGTCACACCACTTGCAACGAGAGTTTGTGCGCCATAAGTGCCTGTCATGCTCAAAGTCACACTATCACCGCTTGTTTTGCCTGTGCCTGTCGATGTGTTAACAGTGATGCTAGTGAGTGAGTTATTGGATAATTCAATGATAGTATTACCGTTTGCTGTGACAGCACTAGCAGGGACTGTGTAGGTTGTACCTGCATCACTAACAAACTGATAACGCGAATTGGCAATGGTTAAATAACTGCTTAAATCAGGATTGCCGCTATAAACAACCCAAAGCCCCGCAAAATCACTAGCAATCGGTGATGCAATTGGCGATGTCGTTTGTTTGATAGCAATATAGCGTTTTGTATTGTTAAACGTTAATGTAAATCCTGTACCGCTTGCATCATCTGCATAGGCGACATACAAATAAGCATTTGCGCCAGAACCTGTTGCGCCGCTAATATCAACCGCATCTTCAATATCAGTCACATAACCGATTGCGCCTAAATATAAATCATACGGCGGTGGATTGCCTTGCCCACCTGTCCACCCGACCAACTTTAAAACACTACGCGCACCATCAACAACAACCGCTAAACGTGGCGACCATCCATTAAAACCTTGCGTTACTCTCAACACGCGAACATCTGTCATAAATCACCGCCACAAAAAAATTTTATTTACCGATTGCAAACCAAACATAAGAAGCGTCAAATTGGTTTCCACTACCCGACAACTCTACCATGTCTACAGATATACCAACATCCGACCATGTCCTCATTGTACAAATAAAAGCCATCTGCCCACTCAAATTAGGGTTATAAGGGCTAGCGAGTGCAAACAGACAATCCGATGGGAAAGCGT